TAAAACTTTTTCTGTTTTATTGACATAATTATCATAAATTGTAGTAATAGGTCCTTCTTGATTTTCTTTATAAACTACTGTTGCTCCAAATACATAATTTCCATTCCAATCTCCTCCATCATCTAATATATAACCTAACCAAACTTTATTACTAACAGTTCCTATAGTTCCTGCAGCAGGATTTGAAGATGTAATATCAATTAATTTTAAATCACCACTTGTTAATTGATTTAAGTCTTGAAATTTTTGATTACCATTATCAAATTTTTTAATATCATGAATGTTTGCACTATTGCCTTGTGAATTGGTCCAATATAAACTAGAATCTATATATCCAAACCATTTACTATCCTGAGAAAGATTTGCGTCTCCAATCCTTAACATTCCTTCAGCATAATAATAATTTGGTTTAATAGCAGAACCAAATGTTACTTCATCGCTTAAAAATCCTGGACTACTACCATTATTATTTTTATCTCTATAATAAAATTTTACTTTATTATTTGTTTTATTATACATAGCTAAATAATCTTCTGGATTATTATTACTACTACTATCATAATCTGTACTAAAATAATGTAAACCATATCCAGGTTCTATATCTATAGATTGGTTAGAAAAACCAGATAATGCACTTCCCTTAGCTCCAATTCCAATAATTCTACCTAACTTATGCACAGAAACACCATCTGCTTCTCTTAAATCATGAGGCTGTATATCTTTAGGGTCTGAATTATTATTAATTCCTCCATGAAATCCAGCCAATATATGTTCTTGCTTAGGCACTTCGCTTTACCTTCTCAAAACTGCGCATTCCCCCAAGACCGAGCATCCCGAGTAAGACTGTAGTAAGAGTACCCATATCAAAGGTTGGCAATACTACTTCATTCCCAAATGTATACATTATAAATGTCAATAAAGGTTGTAAGATAAAGTGATATCCTAAAGCTGTAGCACATATCCAGCCTGTGAAGGGGCGCCAGCCCGCAACAAAGATTGATGTATGCCCAGCTTCTACTTTATTAACTTCCATTTGAGCCTTATTAATTTCAGCGATTAATTCAGCTTTCTCCTGTTTGTCTAAAGTAAACCTATCAACATTATCTGCAACCTTACTGATAATATTTCCAATCATATCTAACTTAGGCATTATTTTTTACCTTTTCTTTTTTTATTAGCTTTTACAATTTTTGATTTAAGCTTTGCAAATTCCCAACATTGAACACACTTTTGTTTTATATCTTTTGAACAAAAGATTGCATAATGTGCTGCAAAACCTAATACAAATCCTAATATAAACTTAATCATAATTACTCCTATTTTAATAAATTAACCAATTAATACCTGTCATTGCCTCATAACTTTGTACATCGTACATAGAGAGATAACGACCTTGAACAAACACTCCGAATTTAGGAGATAGTTTCCATCCTATTACTATTCCCATATCGTAGTCTATTTTATTGTCTGCTATTTCATAATTAAATGAATAGTCTGACATTCCTTTATTATAAGGATATACTGTACTCCACATATGAATCCAGCTATGGTCTAAATACTTGTAATAATCTACTCCTACAGATAAAGATAATTCATTTTGATACCCTAAATCACGAGCATACTCTTCATTATAGTCATCTACCAATTCACCGTATACTAAAGTATAAAACTCTTCATCATAAGCAAATAACCAAAAAGGAATATACTCACTTGTATCTATACCTTGTTCATCCCACCATAAATCAATAGGTAGAAAGTCTAAATATGCTGGATGTAATCTACCTGCAATACCAATAGATAAATCTAGATTACCTAAATTCTTTCTATATCTCATATCTACTGCAGCAAACTCTAAGTCTTCTAATCCTTTAGCATCATAATTTGCTTTAAAGATAAACTTAGGAGCTAAGTATCGTAGCATATATTCGTGATTGTCAAATTCTTCACCGAATTGTTTATGTTGAGAGTATTCTAATACATATTCCCAACCTTGTGCCATACCATTACCAATCATAACACTTTCATTGATAGGAGCTTCTTTCCCTGTATACCATACTTCAGGTTTATTCTCATAATCAAATCTTGCTAACTTTCTAATACCTAGAGTTAAAGAACCGTGGTCTTCTAGCTCTTCTTGTATTTCTTGTAAAGCACCATTACTAACTTGATAAGTCTGGTCTTTTGTTAAAGGACTTGTTAAGTTGTATGCTCCATAAATAGTGCTAAACTTAAAGAAGTCTTGAGCACTTAAAGAGCACATTAACATTAATCCTACTAATAGTTTTTTCATTACTGAAACCTCCTTAACATAATTTCATCAATTTCATTCTTTATTTCTTTTTTAATATCGTCTGCATTTAATGCAAATGATAATCCTGCTTCCCATCTTTTAATCTCTTTTCCTTTTTCAAACATAATTATTGTAGGAACTGAAGCAATCTTCCATTCAGTTGCTATTATAGCACCATATTCTTTATTGTCTATACTGGCATTAAACCAAACACAGTTCTTCATTTTTCCTAAATCAATACCAGCTCTTGCATTCCAGTCTGCATTAACCTGTATAACCACACATTGGTTTTGACTTAAGAATTGTACTTCTTGTAAATTTTTAAGCTTACTTTGCCCATACAATAAGGACGAGGATAAAAACAATCCAAAGACTAATAAGCATTGTTTTAAGTATTTTTTCATCATAATGTTTCCTCACTTCTGCATCATCATACGTTCAATATTCTTAACATCTTCACGCATTTCTTTTTGTTCTTCTTTCATCTCACCCACATCTTTTTGTGTCTCGATGATTGTATTTCTAATCATTTGATCTTTCAAATCATACTCTGTTCGACCTACTTCTGGTTTTGGTAATTCTTTTGCTTCTTCAATATCAGCTTGAAGCGTAAACCACATACCAACTACAAGAAAAATACTTGTAGCTATTCCAGCTAGTGTTTCTATACTAAGTGTAAATTTGCTATCTTTACTTACTTCGTTTGCCACTTTATCCCCCTATATCGGTGTTATCTACTGTTAATTTTGGTGCATAGTAAACATTACCATCACCCTCTAAATACCATTTTACTCTAGCTTCATCTGGTATTGTTAAACTTACTGCTTCGTAAGTAATTCTTTCTGGACTTTTAAACTGTTCTAAATCTCCCAATGCTTTACCATTATGTAATCTGTTCATTGTTTTTACATCACCATCATATTGGCTTTCTTCTTTTAAGAGATTATTATACCAAGTAAGGATAGTCCCAACCTTACAATGTTCCATAATTCTTGTAGGAAAATATCTTTTATTCATCATATCTCCAAACCCATCATAAAAAATACCATCATATTTCTTATCTTTAGGTATATCATTATACCAGTCTCCTTTAACTGCTATAACATTAGGCTTATCTTTAGCCCATTCTACTAAATTAGCATATATTCCATCATTGATCTCAATGATCGTATGCGATTCAATATCTTTTTCTTGTATTAAACCAGCACTAATACCCATACCAAAACCAAATTCTAATATATGTCCACCATTAGCACATACTATATCAGCATGTTTTTGCATAATAGGAGTTTCCCAAGTAGACATTACATCCCAACCTGTTGCTTCATCTATTATTGCATCTTCTGTTACAGTATAAGTTGCACCATATGCATAACCTTTCATCGACCTGGACCTCCTCCGCCACCTAAATCAGCGTGTTGTCCACCAAATGTATGGCTCATATGAAATGGAGCTGAAGACAAATTATTCATAATACTTGCACCAGGATTATCTAATGATGTGCTTTGTATAGGATTATTAGTTCCACCTATTCTATTAAAAGTATCTGCTGGACCACTATCGTCATTGTTTGGAAATGTATTTTGTATTCCATCATGACTATCGCCACTTAATATACTTGCCAAACTTAAATTACTAGTTTGAGATACTTGCGTAGCTTCACCAATAGCACTACCTATTGCTCTAAGTCCCACATTACTTGTTCCTACTGCTGGACCTGCCATACTATCCCTTTATCTTTTTATATTCAGCAATGTCTGCTTTAAGTTCAGTTGCTTCCGCCTCTACCACTGCCAATCTCTTTTCTGCTTGTGCGATTGCTTCGTCCACTGGTTTTTCTTGAACTTTATCCACAACTGTAACATCTTTACCTTCTTCATTTTTCATTGTGCGAAGATGTTTAATTTCAACATACTTAATTGCGTCTGCTATGTCTTGCGATTTTTCTGCTATTTTCTTAGCCATTTTTTAACTCCTGTATCTCTTGTTTAAGTTCCTTAATTGCCTCTATTAGTAAAGGCACTATTTTCTCATATTTAACTGCTTTATATCCACTATCTCTTTGAGTAACTACTTCTGGTAATACTTCTTCAACTTCTTGTGCAATAACACCAACATCGTGTCCTTCATTACCATGAATAGTTTCTTTCTCTTTTTCAGTTAGTTTTTTCCAGTCAAATTCTACACCACTAATCTGCATTACTTTATCTAATGCATTATCTAATGGTTTAATATTTTCTTTCAATCTTTTATCTGATGTCGAATAAGCAACTACATCATTAGCAGCATCTATTCTTCCATCAGTAGTGCTTGGAGCAACATCTACTCCTAAACCACCATCTGCAATGTTAACACCATTGTCAGTTAATTTAAATCTTACTCCACTATCAACATTACTTGTTCCAATTCTAAATTCATCAGCACCATCGTCATATCCCATAGTATATTGAACTGTTCCATCATTATAAAATTTAATTTCACAATCACTTCCATCAGGAGCATCCATTCTAATTCTACAATCCCCAGAAGAAGTTTTTAAATCTAATGTTTCTGCTGGAGTTATTCCTACTCCAAGTCCAGAACCATCTATTCTAACCACTTCTCCACCATTAACACTAAATCCTATATTGTCTGCAGCAGGGAAATACATACCTGTATTATTGTCTCCATTATTTGTATAACTTGGAGAACCTGCACTACCGTCATCTGCACTTATAGTGCTAACTCCTTCAATTTTTCCTGATGTAGAAAGTTTTAAACTATCAGCATCATTTGTTCCGTGAATAGAAACATAATCAGCATCAGCATTATCATCTGATGGACAAATGTGAATAACACCTTCATTAGTTTCACTATCAGATGTTTCGTGCATAATATACCCAGGGTCATTGCTACTATCTCCTGCTTGAAAATTAATATAAGATTTATCAGTTGTTGTGTCAGCAAAAGTATCTGCTATATTACCAGTTCCATCTTCGTGATAAAATCTCATTTCTGCTGAACTTGAAGTTGTTTTTACATAAAAAGGTTTATAACAACGAACAATGCTACCAATTCTCATTCGTTCGTTTGCATCTCCATAAATTCTTGTATCAGATGCATTAATTTCAATCATGTCATCATTTGAAGTATCTCGTCTTAAATGGAAATCTCCACCTGAAGTATTAGATATATGACCACTTGTTATTCTTAAATATTCTGTACTATTCGCTGCTCTAAAAATATGTTGTCCGCCATTGT